CGTAGCAGGTGGGGGCTTGGACGAGGACGTTGGACGGGTTGACGGGCGGCCCGCGATCGTCGGCGTGGTAGCACGTCCACACGCAGCAGGGGAAACAAGCAGCGCCGAGCATCAGCCGCACTCCGCAGCAATCAAGTACCACGCTGTGCCGTCCTTGGCGATCGCGCAGTTCTTGGAATCTCCGGTGGTGCTGCCCACCGTCGCAAACAAGTTCACCGCGATGGCGGTGTTTGTCAGGCCCCGAAACGTCACTGTGTTGACGGTGCCGATGCTCCACGATCCAGTGAACGTGCAGACGCGAAAAACCTTTGCGGTTGCAATCCCCTGCGGGTGCTCGAAGTCCAGCCCCGGCTGATCCCGCGGGCCTCCCTCCACCTTCCGCACCGCAGCTGCGATACGCTGTGCGGCCGGGCGCGTGAACTTTACGAACCGGTTGTTTCCGGCCCCCTGGCCGCCGCGGCCGGATGCGCCCTCGCCCATGGTCAGCCCTCGACGATGGAGATGACGAGCTGCGTACCCGTGCTGGCTGCGATCGCGGCGTAGGAGCCAGCGGCCAGCCGCCCCATGGCAGCCTCGCCGCCTTTGAGAGTGATGGTGGGCACCATGGCCCCGGCGGACAGTTGCCCGAACGACACCGTGGCCGTGGACACCGTGGACAGGTTGCGAGCGAAGAACAGCCCTACGCTCGACATCGTGGCCGTGTTGATCGCTACCGTTCCCGCAGCGTTGGTGCCCGGCGTGAGCGTCTGCGTGTTGACGCCGCTGGCGTTGCAGTTCGCCGTCACGCCCGAGGCTACGAACGACGAGCTCAGGGCACCTCGAGATAGCGACGCGTTCAGGTTGTACGTGATGTCGGCCATAGCATTTCCTACGTGGGTGGTGTTCCGAAGTACTGCTGAAAGTTGATCGCCTTGTGCACGCGGCGCGTGAGCAGCAGGGGCGGGTTGGACTCGCCGGGGCTGGCAACGTCCAGCGAGCCGTTGGCCAGCAGGGGCTGCGGGTTGCTGGCGGCCACCTGTTCGTACGCGCCGCCGTCGCCCGGATCGAAATACACCCAGACCCGCTTTTTCTGCCCGCCGTACACGTAGTTCCAGCCCACGTTCGGCAGCACCAGCGGCCACCCGGTGGGGTTGTATTCCAGGCTCACTTCCACCTGCCAGTAGCGAATCTCCTGCTCGTTTACCACCTCAACGGCTGGCTGACCGCTGATGCCCGAGCACTTCCACGTGTAGGCCGCGCCGCCAAGATAGGGCGATTCGTTCACGCAGTTCGTGACTGTCGCCGCCAGGTTGTAGTCGAACGATTGGCGGTTGCCGCTGATCGACGCCTGCAGCAGCGACAGGTCCGTTGTGGCACCCTCAAGGAAATCACCGGCCGAGTTCGTAAGCGCCCGGCGGTCGTTGTTGCCGCTGCCGTAGTAGTAGAAGAGGGCCGGAACCGACATGCCCGTGGTGCTGAACTTCCAGATGTCGGCACGGTTGAGCGGGTTTGGGTCGAGCTGCGACTGCGACCGCTGCGGCACCTCGTAGTCCCAAGTGACCAGGTAGTGCCACCGGCTGCCGTTGTAGTTTCCGACCGAGACGTTGAACGCCAGGCAGTACGGTGCGTCCGGGTGGGAATCCAGAAACGTCACGCCTGGTGCGTTGCTGATGTCCGTGCTCGAGGTGGTTGGATCGTCCACCTCCACAACCCACTGGCGCTGATAGACGGGCGGCTCGCCGAACTTCCGCGAGCCCGAGACTTCGGCCAGTTCGGTGTAGCCTACGACGCTCATGCTGCGGCCCCCAGCATGTCAACGGGCTGCTGACTCAGGTTACGCAGTTCTGCCACGATCTGCTGCAGCTTCTCGTTTTGCTTGCGGTACTCAGCGATGGCTGGATCTTCACGGCCCGTGGCTAGGGCGAGGAACTGCGACATGCCCTCGCTGGAGCGGATGTCGTTGGCCTTGAGGGCCTCGTTGGATTTCTCGCCGAGGGACTTGGCGTTTTCTTCTTTGAATGCGGAGGCGTTGGCAACTTCCTCTTGCTTGCGGTTAATCTCCTTCTGCCGGGCCTCGGCTTCCTTTGCGGCTTTGTCTCTTGCAGCAGCCGCTTCTTTGGCGGCCTTGTCTGCGGCCAACGCTGCGTCGCGTGCTGCCTTTTTTTCTGCGTCCTGCCGCTCGCGTTCCAGTCGCCGTTTTTCCCGTTCTTCTGGCGTCATCCTTTCACGAGCGCCACGCACTGCGTTAGTCAGCCGTCCGCTCACAGTCGGAGCAGGCTCCGATCCAAAAAATGCAGCACCTGCTGCGGTTGCAGCGTTGGATCCAGCCTGCATAGCTTCCTTGAAGTTTTTGCCGCCTTCCCGCTGGGCGTTGGCGGCCATGTCCTTGCCGAACTGCTCGAGGTCGCTGGACACCCAGCTGCCGATGCCTTCAAGAAATTTGCCAAGACCGAGTGCCAACAGATTCCCGGCAACTTGAAACACGTTGAACGCCGCCCGCAGAATTTCGGCGACCGCCGTAAAGATGTTGCCCACAAACTTGAAAATTTCCCCCACCTCCGACATTGTCACGCCAAAACCGTCGAACCCTGCCACCGCAGTGTCGAGCACGCCGGCCAAGTATTCCGCCACGTCCAGCACCGCCTCCGTGATTGCGTTGGCAATGCCTTCGCCACCAGAGCCGCTCACGCCGTTGAACGACTCAACCATGGACATAACTTCTTCGGCCAGCGACTCAACGATTGGGGCCAAGTTGCCAACGACGTTGCCGATGATGCCGTCGAACATCGCCCTAGTCATGTCGAGTGCGTCGTTCATGGAACCGATGGCTTGAACCTGGTCGGCCCCGACAATGGCTCCGAGCCGACGCATTTTGGCGTTCACTTCGTCGAGGTTCTTGCTCATCAACGGCAGCAGCTCAATGCCGGATTTGCCGAACACAGAAACCGCCGCCGCGGCACGCTCGGCCTCCGTGGGTAGCTTGGCGATCGTCGCCTGCACGGCCCTGAACTGCTCCTCGGGCGACATCGCCTGCAGCTTCTCAAAGTCCAGCCCGAGCTTGGTGAAGGCGTTGCTGTCGGCCGACTCTGCGGCGTTACCGATTGCCACCGTCAGTTTCTGGACGGCCGTCGTGATGTCATCGACGCCCGACAACTTGGCGGCCATCTGGAACGTCTGGAGAGCCTCCACGCCGATGCCCGTACGCTCGGCCAAGTCATTCATGTGATCGACGGCTGTGGCCACGCCGGTGGCGTAGGACAGCGCGGCCCGCCCGGCGTCTGCGAACGCGTTGGCAGCCGTGGCAATGCCGCTGCCGATGAGCTTGCCGATCTCAATGGTCTTGAGCGTGGCAACGTCGCGGGCCGTCTGCTTGGCCTGCTTGCCGAACTTGTCGAGAGCCTTTGCGGCCTGGCCCGAGCCAGACGCGACGCCGCCGGCAGACATGCTTGCCCGCATCGCAAGTGCCAGAGTTGTCGCCATACGTCACCGCTGCAGTTTCTTCAGTTCCGCCGCAATCTCTGCCGCCGACATGGGCGGCCGTTCAATCGGCATGAAATCGTCCTCTTTGGGCGGCCTACCCTTGGAATACGGTGCCAGAGTTGCCGCCACGATCCTCGCCGTCTGTCGCCACTCGCCTCCAAGAGGATTCACGTACCTATGAAACGCCAGCCACTGCTTGTATTCGGCAACGTTCATGCGTTGCCCGAGATCCCGCACCGTCATGCCTAAGTGACCGGCCAGCAGCAGCGGGAACGCATCCAGCGGCCGGTCTCTCAGTTTTTTCCTATGTCTTGAATTTCCGTGTCATCGAGGTCGTTGTGCTTTTGGGCGATCTTGAACAACCGAGCGCCCACCTTTCCCGACAGTCGTTTCAGCTGGTCGCTGGTGAACAGCGGCTTGCCGTCAGCGTCCACGAGCGCCATGGCGAGATACCGCGTGCGAAAATCGTCCACGCCCTCGCCCTTGGCCCGCAGGCACGACAACTCCCACGCCTGCAACTCGCCAAGCGTGAGCACGCGCACGTACACGTCCCGTTTCCACTCGGGCACGCTTACCTTGAGCGACTGCGTTTGATCAGCGGAAAGAATGTCTTCGGTCAGCCCCATGGGCTTACGCTCCAATCTTGAAAGTGACGCTGTGCGATTGAAGCTCGCCAACGCCGGCAGACCAGGCGAGCTTCTCAAACAGCGCGCCGTTAAAGGTCCACGACACGCCCGGCCCGCTTATTGATAGATTGGCCGTCAAGCCGACGTTTGACAGCGACATGCCGTTGGTGCCGCGCACAGTCATCGTGACGGTGCCGTAGTCGCCATCGGCGCGGCCGTATTTCTTGAACCGCACGGCTTGGTTGCGGGGCGTCACGTCAACGGTCTCGGCAGTGATGCCGTCAACGCTGACGCTGACAACCTCGCCAAGCGTGACGCTGCCCCACGTGACCGCCAAACCTTGCGATACATTCGCCACGGTTGGCCCCCGTGGTTACTTGACCTTGAAGGTGGCGTTGCCCTTCACGAGCTCGCCCACGGCGTAGGTGACGCTCGAGGCCGAGCAGGTTGCCGTGTAGTTGGTGCTGGCGAAAGACAGCGTGCCCGAGTTGCCGATGGCGATGGTGGTGGTGCCAAAGTAGTCCACCGTGATTTCGTTGTCGATCAGCGCCGGCGAGATGTAGGTGCGGTTTGCACCGCTGGCCAGCCCGAGGTGCGAGGTCTCAAGCAGGTCGCCGCCGAACGTCACGCTTACGTTGGTGACGGTGTAGGTCGAGTTTGAGAAAACAAAGTTGGAACCCTGCGAATCAGACGGCCCTGGCATGGTCGTGCTCCTGTGGTCGGACGGGCGGAATGCCCTATCTGTTTTGTATGGCGGTGCCCGTGAATCCTTGCAGTCACAGGTACTGGGATAGGTCTTTCATCTGAGCCGCTCGGCGTGCTTGATCCTCAAAGATTTTCAAGCCATTTTCCAACGCTTTCCGCATCTCAGTGCCAAGGTTGGCCGAGATGGAAGACTTGCTTTTTTCAAAAGCCCTTTTGACAGGAGCCTGCAAATGGACGCCTGGTATGTGAATGGGCGAAGCGCTTTTCTTAAAAAAGGCTTTTGGGTAGCCGGGCGAAGTCTGGACTCTGCCGCCGCCCCTTGATTTCTTGATGAAAAACGGCCCAAGCCTCATGAACGACGAAGCGATATAGCCGCCTTGTTGTTTTACGGCTTGCCGTTGTTCTTTGAGTTCCTTGGCCTGCTTTGCGCCAAATGCCTTCCGAAGCCGTTTGTTTTCCGCCCTGCTTGATCTTTGGTAAGGCGTGCTTGCAATCGTTGAAACCGTGCGGTCCCTAGTTCCAAACTCAATCCAGAATTGATGAAATGCCCTGTCGCGGCCTTTTTTGACAGTGCCGCCGCCTGCCGATTTGCTTGGGCCAGTTCCGGCTTTTATGTATCCAATCACAGCCACCGCAGCGCCATTTTTTGGGTAGCGCTTCACGATGGTTTTTATGGCCCGCTGAAGGTTTCCAGTTGGGCCACGAGGAGTCACTTGCTTCAGCGCTGACTCGCCTGGCTTGGCCGCACGCCTCAGCCCGGCACCAATAACTTTCGCGGCAATGTTGCCGGGCAACTTCTTAAACTCATTTTTGAGTTCGTAGAAATCCGGCCCCTCAATTTTTACCAGCGCGTTTTTGTACAAAACAGTCATCAGGTGGCTTCCTCCACCCGAAAATCAAACGTCTGACTCACGTTGTAGTACGGCAGCATCTGGTCATCCTGCGGCATGTCCACGCCATCGGCTTCGCTCTGGATCGTCGTGCGTTGGATCGTCACGCCGGCCGTGGTGCCCGTCCACCCGTCCACCGCCAGGCGTACCTCTCGGGCCAACGCCTTCACGCTCGAGTACGACGTGCCGTAGCTCGTCAGCTGCAACGTCACG